TTGCAAACCAAGCCTGTAGAGAGAAAAGACGCATTTAGTTGCGCATTTGTTAAAGTTGGTAAAGACAAATTGAGTGGTGCACCCAGGTGTATCCAACCACGTAAACCACGATACAATCTTTCGCTTGGGCGTTACACTAAAGCCGTTGAACACGGTCTTTATAAGTGGATCGCCAAAGTGTATGGGGATGGCCCTACAGTAATGAAAGGTTACAATGTGGACCAAGTGGCACGCATCGCGCGTGCCAAATGGGACTCTTTTGTTCATCCAGTCGCCGTGGGACTGGATGCCACAAAGTTTGACATGCACGTTTCCGAAGCTATGCTCGCTTGGGAACATTCAGTGTATCTCAAAATCTTTAACGATGACCCCGAGTTGAAGCAATTGCTGTTATGGCAAATGAACAACATCGGTGGCGGATACTGCGCAGATGGCAAACTACGCTACAAAGTGAAAGGCAAACGCTTTAGCGGTGATATGAACACCGCTATGGGCAATTGTCTTATCATGTGTGGTCTAGTTTGGGCATATGCCAAACACAAAAACGTCAAGATCTCTCTTATTAACAATGGCGACGATTGCCAAGTGTTTATGGAACAAGAAAATTTGGAACATTTCAAGTTCGGTTTGAAGGAATGGTTTCTAGAATGTGGCTTCAGGATGAAGGTGGAAAAAGCTGCATATGAATTCCAGGAAATGGAATTCTGTCAAATGAAACCGGTACAGGTAGTAGAAGGATGGACCATGGTGCGCAACATTATGACTGCATTGACGAAGGATTCAATTTGTTTGATTCCAGTCAATGGCAATGTCGGATTGCGCAAGTGGTTGCACAGCGTAGGCACATGTGGATTGGCATTGTGCAAAGGCGTGCCAGTTATGCAAAACTTCTACAAAGCTTATATTAGGAACGGAATTGACGACAAAGGACGCATTGCAAATGCAGTTCAGTCGCAAAGCGGAATGAGGATGTTAGCACGCGGCATTGCCGATCGTTGCGAATACATCAGTAGCAAGGCTAGATATGATGTTTACTTAGCATGGGGAATAACACCTGATGAACAGGTTGCCATGGAAGAGTATTACGATAGTTGGTCGTTTGATTATGCTCCCAGTGATATAATCGACGAACCACTATTATATCAATGTCTATAGCCTACCATGGCAATTATTGCGGGCCCGGATGGTCTGCTGGCGCCTATCAACCCTCAGTGGACAGTGGTGTACCTAGTCTTGACAAGTTTGATGATACTTGTAAGACTTATGATGCACTGTATTCAACTGGTGGAGACTTGGCAGCAGCGGACCTTCAATTCGCGGTGAGTAATCTCACCCTGACAAATCCAAAACGGTTGATCGCCGGTGCACTGGTCGGAACGCAAGGATTGTTGCGTTACGCTGGTGTGCTTGATCAATACGCTAAAAGGCCCGATGATAAAAATACGGAAGACCCATTTTTATCGACCATGAAACTCAACCTGCCCTCAATTCCCAAAATGACCAAACGGGAAAAAGCTAACCTGCGCAAAGTCATAGCTGACCAAGAGATGTCAGCAGCTTTGGCGCTCAAACCTAAACTAAAACAATCGTCGCGCTATTTGGCGCCACTGAAACCTTCATTGAATGTTTCAAACCCACCCGTTAGCATCGGAACCACTATCCGTGCTAGCAAACCCACCACCATCGCTACGCGCAATGGTATTGTGGTTCGAGGCAGAGAATTTCTATGCCAGGTATTCGAAACTAGTAACGCAAATTTCCAATTGTCCGCTTCTGCGCCATTGCATCCTGCGTTCTATGTTGCAAGCACGATGGGACAGCTCTCACGTGCATATCAAAAATACCGTTTTCGTCGATTGGCCATTCACTTTGTGACTAGGCAACCAACGTCCGTGTCTGGTGAGATTGCATTGGTGTATGCATCACAGATTACAGAACCGGCTGAAAACGGAGCAAGTGGCAATTTCCTACCGCGTGTTATGACACGTGGTGATGCAATACTCGGCCCGTTGTGGCAAAACCATTCTATTGAAATCCCTTGTGATGATAGATATCGGTTGATCGATCCATTTGTATCACCAGATATTGCCACCCACATTTTTGGTGAAGTTCAATGTTACACACAAAGTGGTGTAACTGACGCAGCCGGATACCTCCTTATAGATTATGAACTCGAACTTAACACAACCATGTTTGCCCCGCATTCCACGCAACTACCTATTAGTTCTGGACCCGGTGCACAATACACATTAGTGGACTCTTCTACCACACCAACGGCTCTTAATTCCGTTCAATTAACCAATAGTACCAACACGGAATTTTCGATTGGTACTGTATTCAAAGCGTACATTAACGCTGATGAATCAACTGTTGCGACAGGCACCACGTTGGCCAATTCTTGGCAAACGACGGTACAGTTTGCTACTTCCACTACCGTCGACTCCAGTCTGCAATCAACTTTTGCCATCACTGATGGACAGATTGTATACTTGGTGGTCGTTGGAAGTTCTATCTATGTATACAACTCCCTCGGTAGTGCACTAACAGGTGCTGGTACTGGACAATTATATTATCGAACAACCGGCTCTACAGCTGGAAGTTATCCGGTGAATGCGTATTTAGTGCAATTTGGCACGTCGCAATCGATGACTACCCAATAGTCTCTCTTACAATCAACTCTGTATGTTTGAACCATCTGTGTTCCAAACCCACCTATATTCCATAAAAATTTTAAATAAAACCCCATATAAAACACTACCTTAACGGATACGCAATGGCTGGTTACCATTGAAGGTGTAGTTATCATACTACACATGCTATTAGTCGTGTAATAGCAGGTAGACAAAAACACATACTTTATGTAATTCATTTCTGTGCATGTACTTTTATTCTTTTCTTTTACTTTATCCGATGTTCAAAACATCAAACATACAACCCCGTCTTCGGACATTGTGGACAATCAGTAGTCTACTTCCAGTGGAGGTTACGTGTACTCACGTAAGGGCCC